ATGTGTTCTTGGGTAGTGGTGACAGTATTGGTGAAGCAGGAACATCTCAAACAACAGGCAGCGGGCTTGATGACGCTACATTTCTTGGATTGTTTGAAGGTACAGCAAGTACAACATACTACGTGAAGATTGACGGCACTGGTACACCAGACACATTTAGCTGGAGTAAAGACAACTTCTCAACCACAGAAGAAACAGGTGTCGACATTACAGGCAACAGCCAAGAATTGGACAACGGTATCAGTGTAAAATTTGTTTCAACAACTGGACACACACTAAACGATGTTTGGAGTGGTACAGCATCACCGGCTAACCTTGACTTGGGTATGATTGGTTTCAGAAACACAGGTTCAAGCGGCGTAGGATTTACACAGGTTGGTATGTTCTTTGACGTTACCGATCAAAAGTTTAGATTGTTCGACGAATACGATCCGGATATTACAGGCAACATTGACACCAGTGACAGCAGCTTTGAACTAGGACATCTAGTACTGGAAACAGTAGAAGCAGATACATTTACAGGTGCTCTTACTGGTAATGCTTCAAGTGCAACAGAAGCAAGTACAATTCACACAATACAGCGCAGTACAAATGCTACACACTATTTGACATTTGTTGACAGCAATGATTCAAGTTTGAGTGTAAACGCAGTATACACAGATGCAGGTATTAGTTACAATCCAAGTACAAACAACATGACCATTGGCGGTGATTTGACTGTTAGTGGTAATAACTTGAATACACACACTATTCCAAGTGGTACTGGTACACTTGCACTAACTAGTGATATCAACAATGCTACACTGACAGTTGCAGCAGGTACAGGTGTTAGCTTGAGTGCAACACCTACATTTACTGCAAACGCAAGTTCTGATAAAACAATTACAGTTACCAACAGTGACAGAGGTAGTTCGCAGAACATCTTCAAAAACTTTGCAGTAACTGACACAGACAGTGGATACAGCTGGAGCGAAACTGCTACAGTGGTTGCTGACAGCAACGACGATACTCTTACGTTGGTAAGTGGAGTAGCAATTGACATCGATGCAGACGCTGCAACCAATGATGCTATTAGAGTACGACATTCACCAGTAACTCGCACAGACACAACCTCAACTGACGAACCAAGCTACGGTGGTACGTTTGAAGCAGTTACCAGTGTTACAACAAACACACAAGGTCACGTCACAGCAATTGATGTTTCAACTGTTACAATTCCAGCAAGTGACAACACAAACCAGCTAACGACATTCCAAGTAGAAGATGGCGATGGTACTGAAGTTACAATCAGTCATGGCAAAGAATGGAAATTTGTTGAGGGCAATGACATTGACATCAACTGGACTGACACAAGTACAGGTAGTGATGGTGATCCGTATGATTTGACGTTTACACATAAAAATACAACACGTACAAATACAACCAGTACAGCGGCACCAGGATATGGTGCAACATTTACTGTGGTTGACAGTATTACATCAAACGCAAGAGGACACGTCACTGGCGTAAACACAAAAACTGTTACAGTTCCAGCAAGTGACAACACTAATACAACATATTTGCTAAAAGCACAACAAACTGGTGGTAATAACAGCGATCCAAATCTATTCTTAGATGCATCATCTGGTACAGATGATACTGTGCAACTTGTTGGCGGTACGAACGTAACAGTCACTCGCAACGACGATGGTCAAATTACATTTGCATCGACAGACACCAACACCAACCAGCTAACGACATTCGTCGTGCAAGATGGTGACAGCACAAACGTCACCATAAGTCAGGGCAAGTACCTGAAATTCGTTGAGGGTGGTGGTATTGATATCAACTTTACAGACACGTCAACGGGTTCCAGTGGCGATCCATACGATCTAACAATTAAACACGTTGATACATCGTCACAGGCGTCAGTGAACAACTCTGGTAATACTTTTATTCAAGACATTACTTTGGATACCTATGGTCACGTTACTGGAATAAATTCTGCGACGGTGACGCGAGGTACTTTGAATCTTGATACTGACGATGATGTTCGATTTGACTCTCTTGGTGTTGGTACAGCAGCCAGTGGTACTACTGGTGAAATACGTGCAACAAACGATGTTACAGCGTATTACTCATCCGATGCCACACTGAAAGAAAACGTAGAAGTCATTGCAGATCCAATTCTAAAAGTTCAACAACTGCGCGGTGTTGAGTTTGACTGGACAGATGAATATATTGAAAACAAAGGCGGAGAAGATGATTATTTTGTCCGCAGACACGATGTAGGTGTTATTGCTCAAGAGGTTGAGCAAGTGCTTCCAGAGGTGGTTGGCACAAGAGAGGACGGCATAAAAGCCGTGCGCTATGACAGAATGGTGGCGCTATTGATTGAGGCAGTAAAAGAACAACAGGAGCAAATTCAAGCCTTGACAGACCAACTAAATACTGTTATAAACAATAATAGCGAGAAATAAGTTATGGCATTACCTGCAACCGGCAGTCAGATATCAATGAGTCAAGTAAGAGACTTTTTCGGACTTTCCGGTCAGGTCAGTCTGAGTGCTACCTTAGGTGCATTCATTACACCAAGTGTTACCACAAACACAAAATTGAGTGCTACATTTGGTGGATGGCAAAATGGTAACCAATGGGGTACAAGCTCTGGTGTTGCTCCTAACCTTGATGAATACGGTAGCAGTAACTACTAATCAATAGGTCAAGCAAGATGATATTTCTTGCTTGACAAATCCGCAAATATATAGTAATATAAAATTTATACATTGTAAAACTTATGGAGGTAAAACAATGGCCGATAGTAATATCATTGAAGGTGTTGTGATTCACAGAACACGATACGAACTTGAAAACTTTGTGCTAGGAGAGCATCCGCATCCTGCACGACAAGCACAATTGCTTGTAAAAGAAATCCGCTGTGTAGAACATGCACTGGCATCTGGTGATGCTGACGAACACACTGCTGCCGGACTAAAAGCTGAACTGAACATTCTATACGACATTCTTGTCAACATGAACGACAAACATGATGTCAAAGCACTGCTTGATAACATTGAAACATATGAAGAGCAGTACTGGGTAGATCGTCTAGCACGTCTAGCAGCAATTGACATGCTCACAATTGGTAAAATTCAACCAGATCATATGAATCGCATTGCTGCACTAAATGATGTAGCGTTTGCAAACTGTGTGAAAACAACCACACAACTTGCTAAGATTCTAAACGATGGTGTTGTTCAAGCAGAGCGTCAGCTATCGCAGGACATGGTACCGCAAGAGCTTATGTAGGAGGAATCAATGGTAAGTATTCCTTCGACTTATGCAAACAACGATGGTGCACGAGTAGCAATTGCTGTGCCTGTGCGTGATACAACCAGCATGTTGTTTACACGTAGCCTAGCAAATCTAATGCACAAATGCGGACAAGATCGTAAACCTATTTCATTGCACATGAATCATGGTAGCAATATTGTATCGCAAAGACAAGATCTTGCAAGTGAAATTTTGAACAACACACGTGCAGATTATATTCTTTGGCTTGACAGCGACATGCATTTTCCAAGCGATCTACTGGATAATATGTTGAACCGCAAATGTAAGATTGTTGGTGTACCGTATGCTACACGTACACGACCAATTCGCAGTACAGCATTTACAAGTAGATTTGATTACAATGCTAGATTGAACAAACCCACAACACGAAACAAATTGGAAAAGGTAGCTGCCTTGGGATTTGGTTGTGTTCTTATACACCGAAGTGTGTTTGAATCTATGGATAGTCCTTATTTTGGATTGAAATGGGATCCAGGATCAGAAAGTGTTATGGGTGAAGACATCTACTTCTTTGAAAAAGCAGCAAATGCAGAATTTGACATCTATGCTGACTTTGAACTTGCTGAAAAAGTTGCTCATGTTGGCAACAAAGCATTTACACTTGAGGATATTGAAGAATGAACATTACACCACATGGACTAAACTACAGCTTTGGCACTGATACAGAAATAGGTATGTGGGATTCTACATGGAACTCACAGTTTGATCCTGCATATGTTGATCGAATCCAAGGCGAAGTTCAAGTTAGTCCTTGGGCACGTGTTCTAAAGATTGTGCAAGAGTTTCCAAGACTATACTTGGATGACATTGACGACATGGAACTGGTGCATGCACTGGCTGCCGAATATGCCGACGAGTTCAGTCATATTTGGGTTGTCAATGAAAAATATGTGGTTGCAGATGACTTTCCATGGCATTGGAGACCAGCTGGACCAGATACTGACTACGTGTATGAATTTCCACGTGTAAGTCATCGCAGTAAACGACCGTTGGGATGGGATATTGTACGTCTTGTACCAACTAGAAACACTCCTAAGGGAACAATCAAAAGTCGTATTATTGCAGGATACGTAGATACAGAATTTGATATTTGCTTTATCAGCTATCACGAAAGCGAAGCAGACAGAAACTTTCAGCGTCTTAGCGAACGGTTTCCTGAAGTTCGTCATATTCGTAATATCAAAGGTATCGAAAATGCATACAAAGAAGCTGGAACTACCAGCTCAAGCGAAATGGTGTGGATCGTCGATGCTGATGCAGTTGTACTAGATCATTTCCGATTTGATTTTGTGCCTCCTAAAAGCAAGCGGAATAATACAACTTATTGTTGGCGAGCTCGAAATCCTGTAAATGGATTAGAGTATGGTTATGGTGCAATCAAACTGTTTCCAAGAAAACAGTTGATGGACATGGGTAATAAAATGCCAGATTTTAGTACCAATGTTGCATTTTTTCAACCAATTGATCAAGTCAGCAATATCACAGCCTTCAACAAAGATCCATATCGTACTTGGCGTGCAGCGTTCCGTGAATGTGCTAAACTGTCTAGTAACATTATTAGTAACAGTAGAGTGCAAGAAAATCAAGAACGGTTGGACAAATGGACTACAGTTGACAATGGTGCTCGTTTTGGACGCTATGCACTGCGTGGTGCAAAAGACGGTGCAGCATATGGCGAACGTTTTGCCAAGAGTCCAGAGCAGTTGGCAAAAATCAATGACTTTGATTGGCTCAAGGAGCAATTCTTGCAGTCAATGAAGAAAAAGCTAACTGTATAACACGCCTAATCTAAATTGGAACCTGTACCTGAACTATGTTTCTTGTATATGGTTCCAATTTTTTTGGCTATACGTTTTTCGTAGAGTATATTTTTACTTCCTGGATGCAACGGTCTTGGCCAGTTGCCTATTTTTACCCAACAGTATCCATCGCTTTCGTTGTTCAGTATAGGAATAAATTCTTCGTACACAGTTACAACAAATGTATGATATTCAAACTCGCCACGTTTACTGTCAAACGTGTGCAGCGGATATACTTTTTGCATCTCCGGTATCATACCAATTTCTTCTTCTAGTTCTCTAAGCAGAGTTTCAATAGGGCGCTCGTCTTTTTCTGCCTTGCCTCCCCAAAACGCCCAAGTACGAGGATGGCTAGTATTGCTACTTCTTTGCTGTAAACAAATGCGCCCAGTGTCAAGTGCTAAGAAAAGACATCCGCTGGCTGTTATCAAATAAACAATCTCCAAAATCCTGGTTTGTAACGCTGCTGATATGCGTTTACCCAATCGCTGCCGTCCCAGTACAACAGTGTGTCTGTGTCGCTGTCTGTTACATATGGATCTCCGCTAGCAGCACTAGCATCAAAGCTCACTGTCCAGTCTGTTCCATCGTATGCAATGATATCGCCTGCGTCCGCACTGATAGTACCCCAATTTGCACCACTGGGCACTGCTGAAGTTACAATGTATCTTTGTCCGCTGTCTGCGGCAGGCAGTGTACCGTCCCCTGGATAACTGGTTTGTGGGTTTACAACATCATCTACTGCGGTTAGTGTAGCAGCAGGCAAAGTATCGTCATCCAGTGTGAGTACCAGTTTGGTACTGTCTGAACTGTGAAAATCAACTGTACCAATTACATCATCATCGTTGTCATCAGGTGTGCCTGCAAGACGCAATCTAAGTTGACTGTATCCTGGATTCAACTCGCCATATGGTATCAATACCTTTTCCCAATCCAATGTTACACCATTTTCATCTGTAGTACCAAAGCTTCTGTTGAGCAGTTGTACTTCGTTTCCTGTAACTTCAATATAATATTGGCTTGGTGTTACTACAACATAACTCAAGTCATCGTATGAAAAACTGTTGCCAGCTGCAAAGTCGTCCACTTGGTCTTCGCTTACTGTGTACAGCTTGTTGATAATTGTGTGAATGATTTTGTTTCTGTTGAACTTGGCCGGCGGTGTTAGATTGATTTGTGTACTAAATGTTAGCGTACCAATATCAATGATATCTTCTGTACCCACCGGCTGACTTCTACTGCTGAAGTTGATGTTTGTAAGTTCGTTGTAGGTAAGCGCAGTCCAATCAAACGGATTGTTACTGGTATTCAAATCCACAGTTGGATTGAACAATACCAACAGTTGTTCAAACAGTTGTAGTTTTTGATCAGTGTTGCTGGTCCATATATCTACATTGATATCCAAGTTGTAAGGCACAGGAATATGCCTGGTAATACTGTATGCATTGCCTGGTTCGTTTGTGTATTCACCGGTGCTTTCATTGAAGTTCTTTTCATAAACAGCACGAGTTTCTGTATACGTAGGACTCATTCTGCGTTCTGGTGCCATGCGCAATCCTGTGATATACACACTCATCATCGGAACACTGAGCATTTTGTTTTCTGAGTTTTCACGCATAATAGCAGCAGCCATGCGTGACGGATCTCCGTATTTCACTGGTACTGTTCTGTAAATTGGATCCCCTGCGGGTCCAGTGCCAATTTGCACACTGAAGTTGCTGAACAGTCTGACAAACTGTAAAAGATATCTTCTTATTTGTTTGTCATAGAAATAGTTCATTTGGCGCTCCAGTCAGCAATGCGTTTGAAAATAGGAATGAAAATCAAACCAATGATACAACCAAATGCTGTACCAAACGCAAGTTCCCAGCTGGCTGTGCTAGCACCTCCTAGAAAATCACTAACAGCATTGCCAATGCCTGCGCCTACAACAGCAGCAAGTCCTTTTTGAAATCTAGCTGGTAGATACTTTTCAACACTGAGCCCAGTCATTGCGCCTAGTATCATGATAGCATTGTCTACAATGCCAAAAATTATGAATTGAATCATTATGAGTTTTCATCCTTTGGTGGTAATGCTTGAGATAGTGGAGTTCGTACATCAAACTCGTCGTTGTGAACACTGTCTTTGCCCATTTGATTTACAAAGTCTTCTACAGTGCTGTATACACTATCATCCCAAGTTCTTGTTGTAATGTTGTCATATAGTCTAACCCATTTAGATCCTCTGCGTACAAACAATCTGTTTGGATCAAAGTCTGTGCGTATGAAGTAGTCGCCTTCATTTGGATCAGCTGGGAAACTCAAACCAGTTGGTATTGTTTCGCCGTGGTTATATGCATTGCTAGCAGGTGCAGCACCTGTGTACAAATGGTCGTCGTCTTTTTCGCCTTTGTAGTTTTCTTCTGCTTGTGCAATAATTTTTTCGTTGTAATCAAGTTCTTGATTGTATGTACTGACAAGACTTGCAAGGCTGTCTTGATCATCGTTGCTGCCCAACAAATTGGTGTATTCTTGTGAATCGTTTAGCGGTGATAATTTTACACGCCAAATGTGCGGGTACCAAGTTTGACTGAATCCTTCGCTGCCTCTGCTTGCATCAGTTACAGTGTAAAATTTGGGTATTGGTTTTTTGCTTTGATCCAGTGCAAGCTCATCTAGCAGGTGCGGCATTTCAATAACATCACCTGCCATAAGACGTCTGCCCATTCTAGTGATCATATCGTTTTGATGGAATGTCATAAACAGTGTGTCGTTTGTTAGAAACAACCCAAATTGCGACAAATCAAAATCAGTATCTGCTACATTGTACACTCCACGAAGTTCGTAAATGTCTGGATCATACATTCTGTCTCTATTTTCTAGAAACAATACGTCTTGTACATCCAGTTCATTCAATGATGCTTCTAAATTTGTTTCAATGTCGTTTGCGTCAGTCATACTACTGTCCAAGTAGTTAGGCTGGCTTTTGTCGTCAGTGCTGTTGACCACAGCATCTGCATCGGGGCCTAGGTACTTGTGTACTATAACACCTACTCCGCCAATATCAAACTGTTCACGGATAGTTCTATCCATGAAATAGTAATCACTGGTTTTCTGAGACTTGTATAAACTCAGTCTAGGCATTATAATCCTCTCTGATCAACTGCATTACGTCTTCGTCTACTACAACATTGTCATAGTACCAATCAATTTTGCCAGCAGCAAATGCAGCGTCTAACAGTGTTTCGTGTTCGTCGTTGGCCATGTAGTCTTGTATTACATCATCGTGTTCTAGCATTTGTCCGCTGAAATGACTCAATCCATATGAACTGAACTCAAATGATTTGATTTTTCCTTCGTCGATATTGCTCAATGGCCGGCTAAAGATAAAAAATTCTTTGGTATACTCTGCATGAAGATTTATTATAATAGGCGCCATGCTGTAATCATCAATGTCCGTACTATAGTTACCTTCAGCAATGTATGTGACTTTTGATTGCTGGCTTTGTAACAGCATGTCTAAATTTTGGTTTTCAAACACATAAAAAACATCAGTGAGCAACAGTACCCAATCATAGTTGTTTTCTTTGAACCAATCGATGTGATCGCGTGGATCTCGTTGATTAGAATTGGGTAGCAAATACTTGGTATCTTCAATGCCAATGTTCAATCTATCCAAGCTCATGCTCATTTGAGCTATCCATTTATCAATGTGCGCTTCACTGAAGTCGTCCATGTTCCATACTATTGCACCTATTTTCATGGTAAGTCTCCTGGTTACTAGTATTTATTTGATTGACAACTATTCAATACTGCTATATACTTACACAGTAAAATGAATGGAGATACCTATGGCTCGTGCAGCAAAAGCAGCAAAAGTAACAAAACGCAAGGCACCTCGTAGACAAAGACGTGGTAGTGAGTGGGATATGGTTCCGGTTGACAAGGGCTGGCATGCAGCACAGTATCATATTCATTACATGATCGAAAGCAAATCATGGGAAACCAAAGTACGTGAATATATCAAAAAACACTATGATAAGAAAACTGTTGCGGCTATCAATAAGCTACCGGCTTGGAAGGTTGGTGGGAAGAGCCACTATGCAACTGCGGCTGTTTTTGAAGAACAACGACCTGATCTGATTCATAAAAGTTATGTAGGAAGACTTGATGCATGGATCAAAAGTTTGGCAGAAGAAGGCGCAAAGATTGTAGAAGAAAAGAAAGCCGAAGAGAAAGCCAAAAACAAACGCTATGTGCCTACTATTCAGGAACGACTAGAAGAAGCAGCAGAAATCAAGTATGAAAACATTGAAGGATGGCTAGACGACTTCATTCGTGACCCAAAAAAGAATCCGCTAAAAGGACACAACATACTTGGTGAGCTGAAAAAACAAGGTGTCAACTTGGGACATGTGCGTTTTTACAAAAAATGGTATGCAGGTCCGCAAGATGAAATTGACGAGCTCATGACACTGCCCACTGCCAGCAAGCGTAATGAAATGCAAAAGCAGCTAGCAGAAGGATACAGCAAATACACAAAAGCACAGCTAAAAGATCTGCAGATGTTCTATCAGCGTTTGTTTCAAGCATTTGACATTTTGCAAGCAGAGAACAAACACAATCGTATTGTGCGCAAGCCCAAAAAGAAAAGTGCAGCTGAACTAACCAAAAAGATGAAGTACAAAATCAGTGATCCAGATTTTGGTATTGCCAGTGTGAAGCCAGAAGAAATTGTTGGTGCAAACATGCTGGTGGTGTTCAACTGTAAAACTAGAAAACTGGGCATATACTATCCTGAGGATCATACACAGTTCAGTGTAAAAGGCACAACACTACAGTTCTTTGATGAAAAACGCAGTACACAGAAAACAGTGCGCAAGCCACTTGAAGTACTTCCTGAGTACAAAAAAGCACCTAAAACACGCTGCATGAAACTGTACGAAAATCTCAAAACCACAGACACAAAGATGAACGGACGTTTCAATGACGAGACCGTCATACTGAGAGTTTTCAAATAAATAATAGCATGACAGCTACAAATGACCTAATCAAAGAAATAGAACTTCGCCTCGGCGGACAAATGGTAGACGTAGAGCTTGATCCTGAGCACTACGATCTTTGTGTTCGCAAGGCATTGGAAAAGTATCGCCAACGTGCAGAAAACAGTGTTGAAGAAGCATTTGTGTTTTTAGACATTGTAGAAGAAGTAAGCGAGTATATACTGCCCAAGGATATCATCGAAGTGCGTGATATCTATCAAAGGACCAGTGGTACCAATCAAAGCACAGGAAACGATATTGAACCATTTGAAGCAGCATACTTGAACACCTATTTGTTAGCAGGTGGTAGAGCAGGTGGACTAGCAACATTTGATTTCCTACAACAGCACAGAGAAACACTGGGCAGATTGTTTGGTTCTGAAATACTTTTTACTTGGAACGAACGTAACAAAAAACTTACACTGCACAGAAAAGTCAAAGCCAACAACAGTGTGGTACTGCATGTTTACAAAGAAGTAGGACAAGATGCACTACTAGAAGATGTGTATGCAGGACCATGGCTAAAAGAATATGCACTGCAACAAGCCAAACTAATTCTAGCAGAGGCACGTGGCAAATTTACACAGATTGCCGGACCACAGGGCGGCACTACATTGAATAGTGATGCATTGAGAGTTGATGCACAGACTGCATTGGAAAAACTAGAACAAGATCTAAAAACCTATGCAGAAGGTTCAGCAGGTTTTGGCATCATTATTGGCTAATCATTATATACCCACATAACTGCAAATTAGGCGGTTTTAGCCCTTTCTCCCATAAATACATTTAGAAGATACCTAACTAGAGAAAGGGAATAAAATGGCTACACTAACATCACCAGGTGTATCGGTTACCATCTCAGACGAAAGCGCATACGCTTCTCCGGGTGCAGGCACAGTACCTCTAATTATCCTTGCAACAGCAAACGATAAAACAGATCCAACTGGTGCAGCATCAGACGGAATTGCAGCAAGCACCAAGTCTTCGGCAGCCAATGTACCAGTACTGGTTACTTCACAAAGAGAACTATCACAAAAATTCGGTAATGTCTCTTTTGCATCTACAGCAGGTGCAGAAACAAGCGAATACGGTCTACTAGCAGCATACAGCTTCCTAGGACAAGGCGGTAGCGCATACATTCAACGTGCAGATATTGACCTATCGGCTCTAACTGCAACAACAACAGAACCAACTGCGGCATACAGCACAGCGGCAAGCATGTGGCTGGATACAAATGCCAGCAAATATGGTATTCATCAATACGACGACAGCACAGGACTATGGAGCAACGTAGAACCGACTGTAGAAGTAAACCTTGATGCAACTGCTTCAGAAGCAGGCGGCGACAACTATACACCAAGTGCCACAGTTGTTGACGGCGACTTCCTAGTTGTTGTACATGGCGATCAAGATGGTGATCTATCACTTGAATATTTCTATGGTGTAAGCAGTGCATGGGAAGTACTAGACAGTGACGCAGCATTGAGCTCAGGCGAAACTGTAACATATGCACCACACTACAGCCTACCAAGTTCACCAAGCGATGACGATATTTGGATCAAAACAACAAAACCTGCAAATGGTATTGATCTAAAGATCTACACATTCAGCAACAGCCAGTTCAACTTGCAAACTGTTGTAGGTGTTACAAGTGCACTAACAGCTGGTAAATCAACTGCAATTGGCGACTTCCGCAAGCAAGACGGTACAAGCACAACTGCACTAACAGCTAGCGATGTAAGCGAAAATCAATTGCTACTTGACTTGGAAGTGAACACAAAAGCTGTAATCACTATCCAGCAAGTTGACGAAGACGATGCACCAGAAGATCTAAGTGCATACACAAGCAAACTAGCACAAAACGACACACCAACTGCAACAGCAGCCAACGGCACATACTGGCATGACAGCACAGTAAACAGTCTAGACCTATACAAAGCAACAACAAGTGGTTGGGAAGCTGTAACTGCAACATATTCAAGCAGTGAGCCAACATCACCAAGCGACGGCGATGTTTGGGTTGACACAACAGGTGCAACAGGTGCCAACGAACGTGCATATCCAGTAATTCATGTGTACAACAGCACATTGACTGATTGGGTCAAGCACAGCAACACAGACCAAACCACAGAACGTGGTGTTCTATTTGCTGATATCACTGATACAGCAGGCGATGACTCCGATAGCGGTTATGCAACAGTGATCACAGATGGTCCAAGCCACACTGTTTATCCAGTAGGTATGATGGCTGTGAACATGGGTCAAAGTAAAAACACTGTAAGATCGTACAACACTACAGCAAGTGCATGGCGCAACGCAGCAGCTAACCACGCAGATGGTTCAGGTGCATTCGGACGTCTAGCACAGCGTAAAGTTGTTGCAAGCAAATTGCAAGCGGCAGCAGCAGCTAGTGAACTACTAGAAGAAACAATTGACTTCAAACTTATTGCAGCACCAGGTTATCCTGAACTAGCTGACGAAATGTACACAATCAGCAACAACAGAAACAACACAGCGTTTGTTATTGTTGATTCTCCACTTCGTAAAACAGTATCAGAAGCAATTACTTGGGTAAATGGTACAAGTGCAGATGAAAATGGTGAAGACGGTCTAAACACCAAAAACACATATGCTGCAACATACTATCCAGCATTGAAAGCAACTAACCCAACTGACGGTAAAACAGTTGTTACATATGCATCACACAGTGTACTATATCAGTATGCATACAACGACTCAATCAGCTACGAATGGTTTGCGCCAGCTGGTCTAAACAGAGGTGTTGTAACAAATGCTAGCGGTGTAGGTTACATTGACGACGAAGGCGAGTTCAAAGCATTGAGTCTAAACAGCGGCGACAGAGATAAACTGTATGCAGCTAAACTAAACCCAATTGCAAACTTCCCAGGTACAGGCATTGTTCTATATGGACAAAAATCACTTCATGCAACAACAACTGCACTTGATCGTGTAAACGTTGCAAGATTGGTTGCACACCTACGTGGGCGCTTTGATGAGATTGCTCGTCCGTTCTTGTTTGAACAAAACGATCAATTGACACGTGACAGAGCAAGATTGGTATTCAATCGCTTCCTAGAAAACATTGCTAGCCAGCGTGGTATTACTGACTTTGCAGTTGTATGTGATGAATCAAACAACACACCAGCACGTATTGATGCAAACGAACTGTACATTGATATCGCAATTGCTCCGACTAAGAGCATTGAGTTTATCTACATTCCAGTGCGTATTGTAGCAACAGGCACAGTGTAAGCCAGCACAAAACACTGTAAAACGGGTCCTATGGGCCCGTTTTCCTTTGACCCCTGAAATTTTTTTACCAAGAAATCATAAATACTAACAGCGTAAGCACTATAAAACTTTTTTACTAAGGGAGTAATTGATATGGGACTTAACAATTTTGGCGTGCCACTAAACGGTGCAACGGATACAACTGTAATGCCTAAGCTACAGTATCGTTTCCGTGTAACGTTTACGGATTTCGGTTCAAATACCGGAGGTATTTCCGAAGCAACACTAACACGCAACATAATTACTGCAACTCGTCCTGCACTATCGCACGATGAGATCACACTAGACGTTTACAACTCACGCATCTATATGGCTGGCAAGCACACACTTGATCCAGTAACAATTGTACTACGTGACGATGTAAACAGTGAAACAATTAGAAATGTGAACCAACAGGTTCAAAAACAAATCGAACTAAACGATCAAGTTACAGCAGGCGCAGCAGCTGACTACAAGTTTACAACAACAATTGACATGCTAAATGGTAGCCATGGCGGCGATGATAGCATTGTTATTGACAGTTATAAACTGTATGGTTGCTATCTACAGAACGTACAGTACGGTGACCTGAGCTATGCAGCAAGCGAACAAGTACAAGCTACACTGTCAATCCGCTATGACAACTTCGATCATCTGGTCAGCGGACAAACTACGTTTGAAGGCACAGGTTCAGACAGCGAACTAGCAACAAACGGCTCTGAACCATCGTAAACGCATAGGTATGTAGCATGGGGATCAGGAATTATGCAATTGATTACTACTCTACTTCGACAGCTAGTGTAAAACTCCCTAAGCTGAAGTTCGCTCACGCAGTTCAGTTCATGGTTGACCCTGATATCCCATTGCTACAAGACCTTTACAGAGCAACACAAGGTTACACATTTGATGTAACCAGTGTTACACTGCCTACTGTGACATACAACACAAACACAGTAAACAGTTACAACAAAAAGCATATATATCACACAAACAAGTCATATGCACCAGTTCAAATTACATTGCGTGATACAAGAGATAGTGCATTGAACGTTGGTCTTGCAGCATATGATCGTGTGTTTTTCAACAGTGCAGGACCTGATAGACCTACAGCAAGAAACGTATTGGGCTTTGGCAACACCGCAGAAGGCCTCAAACTAAACGATTCAAAAGATCCAATTCAACAGATCAATATCTTTACCTATCATCCAAATGAACAACGAGTGGCTGATCAGTACAAGTTGATTAGGCCTATTGTTACCAACATTGCCAGAGACACTGTTTCATATGCAGATAGCAGTCCAATAGAAATCAGCATCACAGTTGAATATGAATACTATGATTATTCATTGGTAACTGATGCTCCAATACCAAGCACTATACAAAACGATAGATCAAGTGCATTATAATGGCTAAGTATATCCAAGGCGCTTTTGAGCCGCAAAACCCTACAAAATATATCGGTAAACACACACCGAGATACCGCAGTGGTTGGGAATTGGCATTCATGCGCATGTGTGATAATCATCCCAACATCATTGCATGGGCCAGTGAATCGCACAGAATACCATATGTGAATCCTGTAACAGGAAAAAGAACCACATACGTACCAGACTTTTTTATGGTATACGAAGATAAAAATGGCAAGCGTCATGCAGAAGTAGTTGAAGTAAAACCCAACAGTCAAATCATGGGAAATGCTCGCAGCAAACACGACAAGATGCATGCAGTTGTCAATGAAGCAAAATGGCGCATGGCCAGCCAATGGGCACGATCACAAGGGCTAGGCTTTAGAGTTATTACAGAAAACGAAATTTTCAACAAGCCAAAAGGCAGCAAACGGAAAAAACGATGACCAAGAAATTAGAAGATGAATTCAACTTGCCCCCAATGAGTTATACAGAACCAGACACAGGCGAAGAAGTTACAACAGAATTTACCACAACTGACATCATGGATGCAATTGGTGCAGCAGACAAAATTGATGCAGCACTGCCGCAGGTAACTGGACTAGACTCGCTGGACAAAGACATGGACGAATATGCACAAAAAGCAATGAGCACGTTTGACGATCTAGTGTCATTGGGCAACAACGTAGAAGACCGTCATGCTGCAATGATATTTGATACAGCCAGCAAGATGATGACCAACGCTATTACAGCCAAAACAGCAAAGATGGACAAGAAGCTGAAGATGATTGAATTGCAAATGCGCAAAAGCAAATTGGATTTGGACGAGCGTAAATTTGCAGCCAGCGAAAAAGGCGGTGCAGTAATACACCACGACAGTGAAGAGATTGTAGACAGCAGAAACAGTATGTTGGAAAGTCTCAAAAGTATTGCAGATAGCCTAAAAAACGATAAATAACTACAGTGGAGAAAAGACATGAATTATTTGAAAGCATATCTCACTGAGTCTAAAAAAGATTACAAGTACAGAATCAAGACCACAGTTGAAGTAACAGACAATATGATGGATGCACTTGAAGAGCATCTAAAGAAGTACGATGTCGCAGAAGTCAATACTCCTAAGAAAACAATACTACAGAGTGCTCCAATTGACTTCCCAGGCACACGTGGTGCGGAAGTGACGATTGTAGACATTACCAGTAACGTTCCAGCAAGCCAATTTGCATTGATGACAGAAGTTTGTAAAATTTGGAATGCCGGTGAAAACCAAGTGAAAGTAAGAGCACACAACGAGCCAGCAATGGCACGTGAGCTAGCCGAAGAGGCAGCAAAAGAACAAGAAACAAAAGCACTGCTTGATGAAGAAACATATGAAGCAGATGCAAAAGAAACAGTCAATCACAACGACTATTATGGCGAAGACTTCAAGGACAACTTCGTCAAGGAAATGATGAAATTACGTAGAGAGCAGCAACCAGAAGGTGTTGGCTACGAAGGAGAAAAGGCATGAACATCAACGACCTGCAGAAACTAGCTGGCTTGCCAATCACTGAATGGGCCAATACACCTGCACATACAAATCACCCAGAACCAGAAGAAATCGACGTACCAGAAGCTGACGTAGATCAAAGTCTACGCCGTTATTTGAACGCTGACCCAATGCCAGTTACTGTAACTGAAGATCACACAGTTGATAGTATGATGAAAAGTTTCAAAGATTACTTGGCAGAAGGTGAAGAAGAGCTCGAAGAAGGACGTGTGAAAGACTCAGTAATCGATGACTCAGAAACAATGTCAAAAGAAGAATTTGCTAAAAAACATGGCAAGGAAATGGCAGACGAGTACTATGAATCAGTAGCAGAAGAAATTGAAGTCGACGAAGCAGAAGAACTTGAAGAAGTTGAAGCAGTTGAAGAAAAAGCAAAACCAGATTTTGCTGACATTGACGGCGACGGTGACAAAGAAGAAGACATGAAGAAAGCAGCCAAAGACAAAGAAGAAAAAGAAAAGGCTGATGAAAGCATGGATCCAGATATTGCAGCACTGAGAAAACTAGCCGGCATTGGCGAACAAACAACATCGCAGACGGTATCAGAAGATATTATTGCACTGAAAAAACTAGCAGGTATCTAAGATGAGTTTAGCGGAGAGAATCAAACAGTATTTGGCAGAAGATATTGAAGAAGCAAGCATGGGCGCACCAGACTACAATCCAGCAGCTGGCAAATATGCTAGCAATATGGACTATGGCATGTTCACTGACGGTGGCAACGAAGAAGTAGAAGAAATTGTTGTTGCTGCATGTGACTTGGTCAAAGATGGTAAAATGGACAGCAGAAAAGCAGTTGATGCAGCAATGCAAATGCTAACCATGCTAGCAGACGATACTCCGCATGACGAAGCAGAAGATACTGATGTACGTGAAAGAGTAGCACGTGAAATCATGTCACGTTGCGACGAAGTAGAGGAATCTAAAATGGACGAAGCAGTAGGCGATGCAGCGTCACCACTATATGACTTGATCGACGAAGTTGGATCACATCAACTAGTATTAGACGAACTTGTTCGTTTCTTAGACGTTGATCAAATTGAAGAATTTGTAGCAGACTTCCGTAGACATCATGACATGAACGAAGCAGACGTTGAAGAAAACGCATTCAATCAAGCAGCCGCAGCGGCAGCAAGAGCACACAAAGATGAGTTCGAATTCAACGGTAAAAAATACAAGACCAAGATGAGCAAAGCAACTGCTCACGAACTAAATGATTCCGTTAGTAATGAAGACCTAGCAGCACTACGTAGGCTAGCAGGCATCTAATCATTTATACTAGGCTGCACAAGTTGCAGCCTTTTTTTCTGACTTGGTAAATAATACTATGAGAGCAAGACAATTTTTATTCGAGTATGACAATGTAGATCAGTTGAAAGCTGAGATCCTCAAGACGATCAACAGCATAGACACTGCGGCCGGCGATGAAAAAATACAAAAGCAGAATGCCGAGCTGTTGGATCGTGTTTACACAATTCTCAACAAAAGCAATGTAGTAGACAGATTCCAATCAGTACTTCCGTCGGTGTTGCGTGGCGAATACAGTGATCAAGAAATTATGAAGATTGCTGGCAAGATCAGCGAAGCACCTATCAGCTACAAAGACAAAGTTCGTTTTGTGAGCAACTTGGAAAAAGACACTGTGATCAATCCTAAGGTTTTGCTTACACCTGGTCAGTACACAATTGATGAACTGTGTAACAATGATCCTGTAAACAAAGCAATGTTTGATCATTTGAAAATTTACGGTGTTGGACAAAAAATGAAAGGTCCAGCAGAACATGCTCTTGCTATTCTAAGTCAAAAAATATCAATTGAAGGCAAAGGTGATGTTACCATTGGTAATGTTGCTGTTGAAGTAAAAGCTGCCGTAGGTGAAAAACTTGGCAGCGGTGGTGGACGTTTTGGCGAAACTGGCAGACTGCCAAGTAGACAAACAATGGTAGACATACTGCAAAGTTTTGAAGTGCTTGCACCCACAGTGAATCAATTCTTAGAACGTCAAGCCAGCATGAATGTAGAAACCTTTGTAAAACTTGTTGATCAAGTAAACCCAGATCCAAATACACGCAAAGCAATTGGTCAGAAAGTATTTGGTACAATATTTGGCAATGAAGCAGCACCTGTTGTTGATACATTTGCACGTGGTGCAAGTCCAGATGAAGTTCGTCGTGCATACATTGAAAGCAATTTCAACTGGTACAAGAACAGCGATATGGGCGGCGACTGGAGTGTATTGTGCAGCATCAGTTTTGCAAACAACTCAGTAGCAACTATTACGTCAGGTAACGATCTTAGAAACATCACCATGTACAAAAAGAACCCTGCAATTATTACAACTGATAAACCGCAGGAAATGTTGTTCCAATTCAATCCAAAGAACGCATAATATGACAGTAGATACAGGACTCATAAAACGTCCGCACCAGGATCAATCCTTTACAAGAGACCAAATGATGGAATTGGCTCAGTGTATGGCTGACCCAAAATACTTTGCATTGAACTTTTGTTATATTCAGCATCCTACCAAAGGACGTATGAAGTTTGCTTTGTATGAGTATCAACATGACTTATTGGATACCTACAATAACTACAGATACAGTATCAGCTTGTTGCCGCGACAAACAGGCAAGTCGACTTGTGCGGCTGCATACTTGCTTTGGTATGCAATGTTTCAACCAGACAGTACTATTCTTATTGCTGCACACAAGTACTCAGGTGCACAGGAAATCATGCAGCGTATCAGATACATGTATGAAATGTGCCCAGATCATATACGTGCAGGTGTAACAGCGTACAACAAAGGATCGTTGGAATTTGACAACGGATCACGTATTATTGCACAAGCAACTACAGAAAACACAGGACGTGGTTTGTCACTTACATTGGTGTACTTGGACGAATTTGCATTTGTGCCGCCTAGAGTTGCACAAGAGTTCTGGACTTCACTATCACCAACATTGAGTACAGGTGGTAAATGTTTTATTACCAGTACGCCGAACCAAGACGACGATCAGTTTGCACGTATTTGGAAAGATGCTGAAAAGCGACTGGACGAATATGGCAATGAAACAGATGTAGGCAAAAACGGATTTAGAAGTTTCCGTGTACACTGGAGCGATCATCCTGATAGAGATCAACAGTGGGCAGACAGCGAACGCAACAAAATTGGTGAAGAACGTTTTAGACGTGAACACGAATGTGAATTTATTGCGTTTGATGAAACATTGATCAACAGTCTGAAACTGCCAGACTTGGAAGGTGTAGATCCATTGGAACGCATTGGACAAGTGCGTTGGTACACCAAACCACAGCGTGGCAGTACATTCATTGTAGGGCTTGATCCTAGCTTGGGCACTGGTGGCGACAATGCAGCTATACAGGTGTACAGTTTGCCCAAACTAGAACAAGTAGCAGAATGGCAACACAACAAAACACCTATACAAGCACAAATAAGAATCATGCACAGTATTATACAAGCATTAGACGAAGTGCCAGACAGTGAAATATATTGGAGTGTGGAAAACAACACACTAGGCGAAGCAGCATTGGTAGCCATCAATGAAATGGGCGAAGACAATTTTGCTGGCACATTCCTCAGCGAGCCAAAACGTTCTGGCAATGCTAGACGATTTAGAAAAGGATTCAACACCACACACAAAACAAAAATTGCAGCCTGTGCAAAGTTCAAGCAGTGGGTAGAATCTGACAAGATGAAAATACGCAGCAAGAACTTGATACGCGAAGTCAAAACATTTGTAGCACGTGGCAACAGCTATGCAGCCAAAGAAGGCGAAACAGACGATCTTGTAATGGCAACAATGCTGTGTACACGCATGATTCAAAACGTTGTAAGATATGACGAGAATGCATTCAGTATGATGAATGAATCAGACGGCAGTGATGACGAAGTAAGAATGCCAATGCCGATAGGTTTTATATAAATAGTATTATGGACAGTTCAAACATTGCAGAAAAGATTTTTGATTACGTAAAAGGACTGGGCGAGCATGTCGTCCTTTTTACAACCACTGGCGAAAGCACGTTGGATACAAACGATGCTAGACGCTTTTACTTGAAAGACAGTAAGATAATGATTCACTTGGATGACAGTGAAAGTCGTGAAGAACTGAAAGTGATGTTTGGCGGTGAAGTTTCGCCAAAACAATTCGAACACATTTTCAAAGGTCTCAAAAACATTGCACACAAAAATCTCATTGAGTTTACACTAAAACGATTCAGCAAACAGATTGAACCAAAAGACTTTGCATATCAAGGAAGCGTAGCTATGAAACAAGAAACAAACGAAAGTTTTAGCAAGCCATATGGCAAAACTAAAACCAGTTACCAAGAGCTGAAGGACAGCAAAATTATCATCAAGCACAAAAAAGCAGTCGACGAAGAAGTTCGCGGTAGTAGAAGTAGAAACATTCAAGCCATTTACTTAGAGAACAGCGCAGGTGAACGCTTCCAATATCCATATAATCACCTAGCTGGCGCACGTGCAATGCTACGTCATGTAAAAGAAGGCGGCAATCCATACGATGATTTTGGACAGCACATCATTGAACAAAGCAAAGAACTTGGCGACCTTATGAAGTTTGAACGTTGGGTCAACGGCAACAAACTGCAAGAAGGCAACGAAGAAGAAGTTGAATTGGTAAAAGAAGCAAAGACACGTATACGTGAACACATCAAGCGTCTACAAACTGAAGCATACTACAAAGAGTGTTCATGCGAATACAAAGCAAAAAGCTTCACTGCAAGTCCTACAAAAGTAAATAAGATGCGTGAACGTTTTACTGCTAAGAATTTTGACGAAGGACTAAACGATGCATTGGGCATTGTTACACGTCTAGTCGCTGAAAATCGTGCAGCAAAAGAAGCGCAAGATGATGTTGTACAATTGGTACAGTACATCAACAAAAACAAGAACATTGCGTTCCGCGGCGTAGAAGTAGATGACCCTGCAAATCCAGAAGCAGAAAGTCAAAACAAATACGCAGGTCCACAAGGTAAAACAGCAAAATTGGGTGCAATGGCTAGTTATCTAGCACAGCGCACAATGGATGACACTGTCAGCAATCACCTAGCAAGATTAGCTGACAATGTTCATATTATGAGCCCTAAATTTTTACTTGGGGTTGAAAAAGTGATTGACTTCTTGTACAAATCTGCTACAATGAAAAAAGAACAAGCAGTAGCAAGTTCAAGCGTAGCAGATCAAGCATATGAATCACTTGAAGAATCATTTGAAATTTTCGAACCAAAGTTCTAAATTTCACTTGACAAATATCGTTGTTTGGCTGTATACTAACACTTATAGTCAAGCAAATTGGCAAAACATAGGCATATACATAGGAGAAACATTATGGCTTCATTGGCAGAAATTCGTGCAAAACTACTGGCACAGGAAAATAACAGCAGTTCGAGCAGCAGCTCAGGTGGTGGTGACAACGGAATCTTTCCGTTTTGGAACCTAGAAGAAAACAAATCAGCAACAGTACGATTCCTAAACGACGGCGATACGACGAACGATTTCTTTTGGAAAGAGCGTCAAATGATTCGTCTGGACTTTCCTGGTATCAAAGGACAAGCAGACAGTCGTCGTGTCACAGTAAACGTTCCGTGCATGGAAATGTGGGAACCAACTGGTTCATGTCCTGTACTGGCTGAAGTACGTCCTTGGTTCAAAGATCCTTCACTAGAGGATATGGGTCGTAAGTACTGGAAAAAGCGCAGCTATATTTTCCAAGGTTTTGTAGTAAACAGCGAACTACAAGAAGACACAACACCTGATAATCCGATTCGTCGCTTTATCATGGGTCCACAAATTTTCAACATCATCAAGCAAGCATTGATGGATCCGGACTTTCCTGCACTTCCTACTGATATGGAAGAAGGAACTGATTTCAAAATTCACAAAACAACAAAAGGTCAATACGCTGACTATAGCACAAGTAACTGGGCACGCCGTGAGCGCAGCTTGGACGAGAATGAACGTGCTGCGATTGATACGCATGGACTGTTCAACTTGAACGATTTCATGCCTGCTAAACCTTCGGCAGAAGGACTTGATGCAATTCGTCGCATGTTTGAAGCAAGTGTTGACGGGCAACTGTACGATCCAGAAGAGTTTGGACAGTTTTATCGTCCTCCGGGTGTAAGTGCACCAGCTGGCAGTGCATCAGCAGCATCACCGAGTGTAGCTCCTAGTCCTGCACCGCAGCCTGCGGCTGCTCCAGCTGCGGCTCCTGTAGCCGAAACTGTAAATGACACAGGTTGGCAAGATCCTGCTCCTGCTCCAGCAGCACCAGCAGCACCTGCTCCAGCAGCAAGTGAAGAACCTAAAGCAAGTGCACAGGATATTCTAGCAGCAATTCGTGCTCGCAAAGAAGGCTAAACGCACACAGGGGGGCAGCATGAGTTTGCCCCCTTTTGACTTGAGGAGATGCACATGGCAAAACCATTTGATGTAAGTAAATTCCGCAAAAGTATTACAAAGAGCGTACCTGGGCTCAGCAGCGGTTTTCGTGATCCAGACACATGGATTTCAACAGGTAACTATACTCTGAACTATTTGATCAGCGGTGATTTTCACAAAGGCATTCCACTGGGTAAAGTTAGTGTGTTTGCAGGAGAATCAGGTGCAGGTAAAAGTTTTATTTGTAGTGGCAATGTTGTGCGTGAAGCACAAAAGCAAGGTATTTTTGTTGTACTGATTGACAGTGAAAATGCACTAGACGAAGCATGGCTAAAAGCACTGGATGTTGATACCAGTGACGAGGCACTGATGAAATTGAATGTTGCAATGATTGACGATGTTGCAAAGGTAATCAGTGAGTTTATGAAAGACTACAAAGCCAGTTATGCAGACAAAGACGAAGAAGATCGTCCTAAAGTGTTGTTTGTAATTGACAGTCTTGGCATGATGCTAACACCCACTGATGTTGATCAGTTTACCAAAGGTGATATGAAAGGCGACCTGGGTCGTAAGCCTAAAGCACTAACAGCACTGGTTCGTAACTGTGTGAACATGTTTGGTGATTACAATGTTGGACTAGTAGCAACTAACCATACATATGCATCACAGGATATGTTTGATCCAGATGATAAAATTTCAGGCGGTCAAGGCTTTATCTATGCGTCAAGTATTGTTGTTGCAATGCGTAAACTGAAACTAAAAGAAGATGAAGACGGTAACAAGATCAGCGAAGTAAAAGGTATTCGTGCAGCATGTAAAGTAATGAAAACACGCTATGCAAAACCTTTTGAAAGTGTACAAGTAAAGATTCCATACGAAACTGGTATGAATCCATACAGCGGACTTGTAGATCTCTGCGAAGCAAAAGGCATACTAAAGAAAACAGGTAACCGATTAGAATTCACCAGTAATGTTACTGGAGAAGTTGTAACCAAATTCCGCAAGGGTTGGGAACGCAACGACGACGGTTGCTTGGATGTGATTATCCAAGAGTGGAATCAAAAAGACATGTCCGAGGTAAATATCGCCGAAGACGCAGAGGATGTTATCGATGAGATTGACGGAACAGGAGAGTAATCTCCTACTTGAAATTTGGAGTAGTTTGAAAAACAATATTCCAAGTAAAGATAGATCCCAGGCAGCCACAGACTTTATTGATGTGCTGGTCTCTGAAAGTTTTGATATTGAAAACATTTATGAAAACTTGTACGGTCAGGATAATACACTTGACCGTGCATTGAACTTAGTAGCAGAATTTGAAGAAACCGAAGATGATGAAGAAGACTGGCTAGCCGATGAATGGGACGAATAATTGGTTTGATACTGTATATCGTAACCTAAGCAAATTACCAGATTGTATACTACACTACAACAGCGAACTTGAACAAGCAAGAGTCGAGTGTAGCCTCAAAGGTAATTTGGAACGCAACAGCAGAGAGATACCCGGTATTGTTGAAATACGTTTCAATCAACTTCAAGAAGTTGAAGCAATACTGGAGTATCTGAATATTGAACTTCGCAAATTGCGCAGCAAAAAGTTTAGAACTTACATGGAAAATTACAATCGCAGCCTAAGCAGCAGAGATGCTGAAAAGTTTGCCGATGGCGACGATGACGTGATTGATATGCAGCATTTGGTAAACGAGTTTGCACTGGTGCGCAACAAATATCTTGGGCTTATCAAAGCACTGGATGCAAAACAGTTTCAGCTAAACAACATTACAAAGATCCGTGCAGCCGGATTGGAAGATGTATCCTTATGAAGTATTTTTTAGTATTTGCACTGTTGGCTGTACCTGCATGGGCAGAACCAGACAATAGTATCGTAAAAGCATGTCAAGCCAAACACAACTACATGGGTTTGAATAAAACAAGTACATGGAGCGATATTGCTGCATGTATTGTAACAGAGAAAAACAAAATACGTTTTGCTGAAGAAGATCGCATCTGGGAGTTTGTAAAGCAAAATCCACGCTATCGTTATCCTGGTCAGAGTCTAAACCGGTGTTTCAACAAACCAAAAGAACGTGCACTAGCAAGACTTGAAACCAAAGCTGATGGTTCTACAATGGCTTACTATAAAGACCGGATAGTAGAGTGTTACTTTTGAAAAGTTTTTTCAAAAAAATGCCACAATGAGGTTGACCTTTGAACCAAGACGCATTATATTATATGTATAGCGTTGATAGAAGAGGGCAGACACAATGAAACAATCATACGATTTTGAAAAAGTAATGTCTTACGCAGTTGCAGTAAACGAACTGCAAGGCTTTGTTGCCAGCGGCAACGGATACTATGACAACGAAAAAACCAAAATGATTTACGATAACAAAACTGTTATCACTGGCATGCTTGATGGTTTGCCAGAGTTTCAAGACATTGAAGTCAACGATTCGCATGCTGAAAAAGCACGTGAAATCAGCGAACATTTCCAAACCAGCATGGCACTGAAAAAGTTGAGCGGCGAGCTAAACAGCTTTGAAGAACGTGTCAGTGATTTTATTATGAACACCGCAGTGGATCGCTTTGGTGTTAGTGTTGCAGCCAGCCTTCCGCAGAGCTATGCAATTGATCAGAAACGTGAAGCGTTCAATGAGCAAATGGGTCGTTACAAAAAGACCAGCAAATTTCAAGGCAGCATTGGTCAACGTATGAGCATGGTTGTTGAAATCATTGACATGAAGTATTTGCGCAACTTTGGCAGCTATGTGGTAACCAGCATTTACAATGATGCACACATTATCAAGTTCTTCTGGAACAAGGATCCAGACCTTACTGGTGTATTGGAAGGCAAAACGGTAAAAATCACAGCAAAAGTCAAGCAACACGAAACCAGCCGTTACAGCAATGCTGACGAAACAATGGTAAATTATGTAAAGATTGATGAAATAAAAGGTTGACACAGGTTGTACTTGTGTTATTATATTAGTGTACTAAAAGACAATGGAGTGAGAAACATATGGCACGTACTACTAAAAAAGCAGTAAAAGAAACAGTTGTAAAGCAAGAAACAGACGCACAAGTTATCAAACGTATGCGTGAGCGTTTTGATATTCTGAACGACATGACACAAGCCAGTGTTGACGGTGTTGTGCGTGGTATGGTTGTTACTGGCCCTCCGGGTGTTGGCAAATCATACGGTGTCGAGCAAGTGCTCAACGAAAACCGTATGCTAGATAAACTGGCCAACAAAGGCGACCGCTACACTGTTGTAAAAGGTGCGTCAAGTGCAATTGGTTTGTACAAGGTATTGTACGAAAACTCAGACAAAGGTTCTGTGTTGGTTATGGACGACTGTGACACAGTGTTACACGATGAGACCAGCTTGAACTTGCTGAAGGCAGCACTTGATTCGAGTGCCAAACGTTATTTGAACTGGAACACAGACAGTGCGCTACTACGCCGCGAAGGTATTCCAGATCGTTTTGAATTCAAAGGTAGTGTTATTTTTATCACTAACCTAAAGTTTGAAGCAGCACGTGGTAAGATCAAAGACCACTTGGATGCAATTATGTCACGTTGTCACTATATGGATTTGACAATTGACAGCATGCGTGAAAAGTTCTTACGCTGTAAGCAGTTGGTAGATGATGGTATGCTCGATTCATACGGATTCGACAAGCGCCAAGTGAGCGCATTGATGCGCTACATGGACACCAACAAAGAAGGCTTGCGTGAAGTGAGCTTGCGCATGGTAACAAAGATTGCGGACCTGATGAAACACAATCCAGAGAACTGGAAACGTTATGTAGAAGTAACGTGTATGAAACGGGTACGCTAGAGATAACGGTCCAACTTACGCCCTCTCTCACTCCAATGGACCGTAAAGGGAGTAGTGTAACAGCTACTCCCTTTTTTTTATACGAGGTAAAATGAACTTAGTTATACTGTATAGATGTGGTGCTGGCGGCGAGTTCCTAACGTGGGTATTAGGACAGCAGCAAGGTTTTGTGACACAAAAGATTATGATAACACCGGGTAACAAATGGTGTCTTACCAATCCTGCAATCAAATTGTTTGATGCAACTGGTGAGTTTGATACAAAACCAGGTGCAGTGAATCTGTGTAGATTTCATGCAAATTGGCTAGAAGATCTCAACACTGATACACTGCGTCTAAGTCGCGAACATATACACACATGGAAAGACACAGTATTCTTGGTGCTGTGGCCTACTACAGAAGAAAGCAACCAGTGGCAAAACGAACTGGCATTGCAAAAAGTACCAGAGCGTCCTGCATCGGGTACTACACTAGAATCCAAACACTTGCGTTATCATCTAGCTGGGCAACGATATCTGTTGGTAGATCCTTATCAACTGTTTCATGATTATCAAACTGCGCAACACACAGCTACATGGATTGATCAACAACTGGATACCAACTGTGATGTGGATACCATGTACAGTTTATTTTCTGCATGGCGACACATGAACAATTTGACAAACTAAACAAGAATGTGTATACTAAACTTATGAAATGTAATATTGTACTCAAAGACGAAGTAAACTGCAAAGTAGAAGGGCTTGACACTCGCACTAGAAAAAAGTGCATTGACAAACTCAAGTTCTTCTTGCCATATGCAAGACACGTTCCGGCATATAAACTAGGACGCTGGGATGGCACTGTGCAGTATTTCAGTATGGGCGGTAGCACATATATCAACCTGCTTGATGAAGTGCTGCCTATTGTTATACAAGAAGGATACGATGTTGAAGTTGATGATCGTAGACAGCGTTGGAACTTTGAAATTGAAGAAGTAACTGAACAAACATTCAGCGACACAGTATGGCCAGAGGGTCATCCTGTCGAAGGACAACCTATTGTGTTGCGTGATTATCAAGTGGAAATTATCAACAGGTTCTTGGACACACCGCATTGTTTACAAGAGATTGCAACTGGTGCTGGCAAGACATTGATCACGGCTGCATTGAGTGCAAAAGTACAAGCCTATGGACGCAGTGTTGTGATTGTGCCCAACAAAGATCTAGTGCGCCAAACCGCAGTTGATTATGAAAACATGGGATTGGATGTAGGCGTATACTTTGGCGACAAAAAGGAAATGGACAAAACACATACCATTTGCACATGGCAAAGTTTGAATACTATGGAAAAACGTTTCCGTGATGGATTGAGTGATGTTAGTCTTACTGAATTCCTACAGGGTGTTGTTTGTGTTATTGTAGACGAAGTACACCAAGCAAAAGCAGATGTGCTAAAGAAACTGCTCACAGGAGCATTTGCCAATGTACCATTGCGTTGGGGACTAACAGGTACAGTGCCAAAAGACGAACACGAACTGTTTGGTATACGTGCTAGCTTGGGCGATGTTACAAACAGATTGGCTGCAAAAGAATTACAAGATGAAGGTGTACTGGCTCAGTGTCATGTGAACATTGTGCAGATGCAAGACACCGCAGACTTTGGCAACTATCAAAGCGAATTAACTTTCCTAACCACAAACAAAAAACGCATTGAATACATGGCTGGGCTGATTGAAGATCTCAGCCGTAACGGCAACACATTGGTTTTGGTAGATCGTATCAAAAGCGGAGAGATGTTAGAAGAACTGTTGCCAGACGCAACCTTTGTACGTGGAGCAATGAAAAGTGCAGACAGAAAAGACACATACGACGAAATCAACGACAGCGATAACAGTATCACAATTGCTACGTATGGTGTTGCCGCCGTTGGTATCAACATTCCTCGCATTTTCAATTTGGTACTTGTTGAACCTGGTAAGTCATTTGTTCGTGTAATTCAAAGTATCGGACGTGGCATCAGAAAAGCCAAAGACAAAGATCATGTACAGATTTACGATATTACCAGCAGTTGTAAATTTAGCAAACGACATCTTACTCAACGTAAGAAATTTTATAGAGAAGCACATTATCCATTCAATGTGCAGAAAGTGGACTACCAATGAAGATCCTAACAATCGAAAACCAAAGCTATGATTTGGATCATATACCTGAACAAATTGATGACTTTAGATACTGTGTGCTAGACTATACTAATCCTGCAAACGCAGACTACATCTTTGTACCACTGGTGTTTTTAGAAAGCTTCAACTCACCAGCTATTACATTGACCATTGGTGGAAACAAATTGATGATGCCAGTAGACTGGAGCATGATCATTGCTGATGCCAACATGGGCGATCCAGAAATCATGCCGCTTACCAGCATCAATGATAGAGGCTTTACTGCATTTACAATGAATCCCATCAGTGGTTATATGGTAGACTATTTGGACGTTGAGCTTACTGGAGTATTCCAAGATATGAAATGGTATTTTCCAAAACTCAAATACGGGCATATATTAGCAGTACCCATCGAAGATGGCGAAAAGCCTCGTTGTGCATACTTTGTAAAAGATGCAAACAAAGTTCCTGAAGTACTTGACATCAACAAACTGATTTAGTAATATGCGTGTTGCAGTTAGTGTAAGTGGACAGACAAGAAGCTACAACGTTCAAAAGAACTTGGACTTTTTTTACAAAGGTCTTGACGAATTGTTTGGCACATACGATCTGTACGGACACACATGGAATGACTGCGAACCGCCTGTGGATGTTGATCGTTACGAACAATTTGTACAAACAGATCAAAACGACATATGGGAACGTTTTGTAAAACACAATATATTTGACAGAGTGCCGTTTCGACAAACGTGGATGAACAATCCCGACTTTGTGCGTTACTTTGACAACGAAACAGGATTTATGGAGTTTTGTAGACAGCGCAGCATTGGTGCGTATGCGCAGGTTTGGAGTTGGGCAGAAACACTGCCATTGATAGCTCCTCGTGTCAAACGCTACGATTGTGTAGTACGATGGAGATGGGACAACACTGTAAACGATGTTGAAGCTAAAATTGAACAGTTCAAAAAAACACTGGATCAATGGATAAATCGCACAGGAGACTTTGATGCATTTGTTGGACATGCTGATGTGTTGACAATGTCACCAGATAGACCGCATTGGATGCAAGATGCTATATTTGTATGTCGTCCCTCTCCGATGCTGATAGATCCAACCAAACCTGAACAGATACTGGAACATGTTGTAAATAGCAGACTACCGAAAAGAGACACATCACATGAACTGTGGTACAGTTATCTAAAATACAGCGGCGCAACAATATCCAGTGGACTACCACACATAAGAGGCGGACAAATCATACAAGACTTTGATAAACCGAATAAACTATGGCAGATTTGAGTATACAAAATGAAATGCGTGTGTTGGACACAAGAGATACAAAATGGTATCCAAGTCTCAACGACGACGAACTAAAAAAAGTCAGTGTGTTTGTGCTACAGCGATGGATGAGTGCATTGCAGAGCAGTGATGTGAGTTTGCAAGAGCATTACT